ATGACGTTGGCCAAATGGGAAGAGGCTGTTCGCATAGCTAAAATAAAATTAAATAAAGATCCCAATAGTTATACCATGATTAAAGGTAAACTATTGAAAGAGGCGCAAACTATTTATCTGATGCTGATGGCATCTACAGAATAAATTGAAACCCCTTCAATTGTTGAGGTTCATAGACGACGAGTTGATGAAGTTTCCACGTGACACCAAACTTCTTATTCAAGAAATACATACTGTTCATCTCTACGATGGCGACACCTGAATTTCTTGCGTATAGTTTTTCTGTTAGTTCAGTTGTAATGCTATTTTTATCCTTATCAAAAACACTCGCCTTCATCTCACCACCCACGGCTGTGTCTACTCTGACTCGAAATTTGGGTTCTCTATCCTGTGAGTGTTTGATGTTCGAATTAAACATTGGAAGAAGTTCTTCTACGGACATTTCCTTACCGAAAATATCCACACTCTGCTTGTGAATCTCTTCTACGATGGCAGCTTCTGTTTTTTGTAATGTTTCGTAAAAATGCTTGACTGGATTGTCTTCTTCCTCGTGTCCCTTCATAGAAAAGTCAATGTTCCATTTTGTGTTACCGACTGGTGGCGTAAACCCCGAAATACCAAAGGGCATGTACAGGCGAGGTGTTTGAATTCGCACGGGCTTACCATCCTTCGTGCTCAAAAAAATCCGTTCACTATCCTTATATTTAGAAAATTCAAGATTTTCGGGAAGAGTGTTGAACTTGGACATGTAGTTACTTTTCGCCTCAAAACTTTAAGCTGAACATGCAGTACATTCTGCTTCGAGACTAAATTGTATGGGTCGCGCCTTCGCTTTGCTCCTCAAATAATACATGCCCGTCTTGAGACCAGATTTCCACGCGTACATGTGCATGGAGGAAAGCTTGGACAGGGTGGGATTCTCTACGAAGAGATTCATGCTCTGACTCTGATCGACAAAGACACCCCTGTCCGCCGCCATATCTATGATGACCTTCTGACTGATTTCCCACACTGTCTTGTAGAGATCCTTGATGTCATCTGGAATATCCGTGATGTTCTGCACGGAGCCACCCGACTTGATCATGAGATTTTTCATCTCTTTGGACCAGAGTCCGAGTGCCTGGAGGTCTTTCACGAGATGTTTATTGACCACCACAAACTCTCCCGCCAGGGTTCTTCTCAGGTATATGTTCGTCGTATAGGGCTCGAAGCACTCGTTGTTACCCAAAATCTGTGAAGTGCTGGCGGTGGGCATGGGTGCCAAGAGAAGACTGTTCCTCGTGCCCTTCTTGACCCTCTCGCGCATGGCCTCCCAATCATATCTCCCACTGAGTCTCGGTTCCCTGTCCCACATATCGAATTGAAGAATACCCTGACTGAATGGTGAACCCTCGAATGATTCGTAGGGACCATCAACCTCTGCGAGTTCACAACTCGCCTCGAGACTGGCGTGGTACATGGTCTCGAATATGTGTGCGTTTAAATCCCGAGAAGCCTCTGAACCGAAGGGCATCTTACACATGATGAACACGTCAGCCAATCCCTGAACACCTATGCCGATGGGGCGGTGGCGCATGTTTGAACGTTCTGCGGTGGGTGTAGGGTAAAAGTTCCTGTCTATGACTTTGTTTAAATTTTTAGTGATCATCTTCGTGACCTGATGAAGTTTCTCGTGGTTGAATGTTCTCGTCTGTGGATCGACGAAACTCGGAAGGGCGATGGATGACAGATTACAGACGGCCGTCTCATCTGCGTCAGACTTTTGAACGATCTCTGAACAATTTCCAGTCAATATACCGTTGAAAATACCCATGTGCCTCTTGGGTTCGTTGAAACAATATGTATCATCAATTTCCCCGGTATCTTCGACAGAAATTATCTTTTCAAAATGAACAGCTTGACGATTAGGGAGTGTATCTATTTTCAAATCGAGACGTTTTGTTTTAAGACCCAGTGTTTTAAGACATTCGACCCCACCGCTTGGAATGAGCAGTCTCCATGTCTTTTTACATAAATATCTCCCCCCCGGCATGTCTCTCATATCTTCCTCACGAGCAACATTCATTCTCGAATTTACACCCATAGTTTGTAACATGAGTAATATATTATTGAGGAAATCATAATTGATTGACGAAAGGTGAATAGATACCCCTCTGCCACCGGAATGTCTTAACACGCATCCATCGCCATCTAAAACTCCTGCCAGCCATGCGAGTTTAGATTCAAGTGAGTACTCATGTGGCACATCATACTTTTCATCTATATCTTTGGGCAATCTCAGACGAAATCTGTTACATGTATCATTCGATATCAAATAATCATAATCAACAAATTCAAGAAGTTTTTTCTTTTCGTGATATAAATCTAACCATTTCTGTTCCGTGTATGAATTTGCCTGACACGTACCATCTTCGGGGTGTTCTTTTTTATTTTTTTGATGACGCATACACAGTCCATTATTTACAGCCTTATTTTTACATTTTTTTTCAATTCCATCCTGTGAAGTTGTTCCATCAGCACAGAAAAGACCATGCGTGTAAGCGTATTTTTTGATTTTTGTATTAGAATTAATCACAGGCAAAGAGTGTTTAATAATTTTCATATCTTTTTTTAAGTGCTGTGCTTCTACGGGTTCTTCTTGTCCAACAATCCAAAACTTATGATAAGGTGTGCAGCGAAGTGACAAACCCCTACTCGTATTCACTGTGAGCAGTCTTTGATTTTGACCAGTTTGTACGACGGTCACCTGAGAAAATTCTTCTCCATTCCATATTTCTACTTCCTGATCTTTGAGTTCTGAAATAACTCGTTGGCCATCCCTAGTCAAAACACAAGTTTCAGGTGCGACGCATAAGTTTGAACTCTTGATGACACCTAAATTCTTCTGGTTGGACTTTTTGTTGCACGCATCCTTGTAGAGCATGTAGGGTGTACCCGTCTCACTTTGGGACTTGATGATGGACTTCCACACTTCCATCGCGGGTACCGTGGCGTCAGCCAGTCCTTCCTGCTCGTACTTTTCGTAGAGTTGTTCAAATTCATCCCCGTATACATCGGAAAGTCCCTTGGCCTTGTTGGGGCAGAAGAGAGACCACGTGCCTCCAGCCTCCACTCTCTTCATGAAGAGGTCGGGAATCCACAGGGCTGTGAAAAGATCGCGACAACGGGCTTCTTCGTCACCCTGGTTCAAACGAATATCCAAAAAGTCCATGATGTCCGCGTGCCAAGGTTCGATGTACATGGCGATGGAACCTTTGCGTCGACCAGCCTGATTCACGTACCGTGCCGTGGCGTTGTACACGCGCATCATCGGGATGATACCATCGGAACGACCGTTCGTACCCTTGATGGGTGATTTATTAGCCCTGATATCGTGGATGTGCAAACCGATACCACCCGCCCACTTACTGATCTGAGCGCACTCCTTGAGTGTGTCGTACACCCCGTCAATACTATCTGCCTTATTTGAGATGAGAAAGCAGTTTTCAGCGATAAGACCTTGTACAGCGTATGAATGATCATCCTTCACACCGAGTGTGTACACATATTCAGGAAGATCTTCGGTTATTTTTGTTTTAGAATTGATGCGTAAAAATATATTTCCGTCGATTTCAAGGGTACAGTTAGCCCTTTCAACTTTATTGAGTCTATCATCTGGGTACACCTTACGAACCCATTTCATGATTTCAGGAATCCATGGAAATTGCATACGACCGATGAGTGTAGTTCTACCCTTGTAAGGTTTGTGCATCAACGTGATTGAGGTATCAAAACCCACGGAACGCGTGACATGAAAAAGGGACGTGATGAGTGATTGATTTGTTAATTGCAGTATGACTGATCCACCGAGTGTACAACATCCATCTGTACTTACGAACCCGCCGACGAGCGCTGAAATTAAATCCCTGTTCCACGAATATATTTTCGACCATAAAAACTTTTCGGATGACCATCGTCCGAAGAGAATGTTAAAAGCATTTCCGATGGCCGAGTTTGTGAAAGATATGGACATACAATTTTGTTTTTTACACTTACTCTGGGTTGCATGTACACCAAGGTACTTTTCACCAATTTTCGTAATCTCTTCGATGAATTCAACGTTATTGGGATTTTGTGCAAAAGCGATACCACGGTGAGTCTGTGTCCTCCCATTGGTTCCGTTAGCCCTTTGATACAGAATACATCCATCTCCGTACCACGAACCCAAAAACCATGCGAATTTTTCGTCTACAGTGATATATCGTTCAAACCATTCACCCTTCTTCGTAATACCATTTGGACGATATTCACTAGTGAAATGTGTATTACGGCGCATTTTTGTCCCATTGAATTCAAACATATACGTCCACCTGTCTTCGGTCTGAACATCCTTGAGTACATCATACATATCGATGACTTCATACTGTTCATTGGTTGGGGTCACTTTAGGAATGGAAATCCAATCACCGACACGAAGATGTTCTATACTGTTCCACTGAGGAGACTCTTTCCAATTGAGTTGTTCCTTTGTGATGGACAAAAATCTGTGATTTCCAGTCACTTGAATACCTGGTGTTTTGTACACTTTTACGTCGAAAAGAGTTCGATCGCCCAAGAGGTTCTTGTGTGTCTGTAAGACAGGTTGAATGGACCCTGTGTGAGTGACTACAGTATCACCTATTTTTACATCCTCTATGGCAATTGGTCCACGGTTCGCAGTGAAAACCGGCGTTCCTGGGGTGAAGCAGCTGCTCATTTGTGGTCTGTGCGTACCTGCGTTGAAAAGGGTGGGGGTGGCGTGGATGCACAAGCCTTTTGACATGGTGTCGTAGGTCTCACGGGCAGCCTGGATATCTTCACCGTGAATACCCAGGGCGACACGCATGTACATGTACTGAGGAGTCTCCACTATGACATTCTTAACCTTCTGAAGATATCCCCTTTCGAGGGTTTTAATACCAAAATAACCAAACATGAAATCGCGTTCTGAATCTATGATGTCATTCAATTGGGGTGCGAGTCGTTGAATCTCGTCGGTGACTATACCTTCGCCGTGCAGGATGTTCATGGCTTCAATAAATGACTTTGGAGCAGTCTTCTGAATGTTGCTCGCGACGATGCGGGTAGCCAAAATCTCATAGTCAGGGTCGCTCGTGATCATACCGATACAAATTTCAGCCGAGAGTGTGTCGATTTCATGGGTGGTGATGTTGTCGTACATGGAAGAGAAGACTTGTTTGGCAATCATAGAAGCGTCCACATTTTCGGATAAACCGTATGTCAGTTTGGATATCCTATTGGTAACCTTGTCAAACTTGACATCTTCGATACGACCGGAACGCTTAATGACTCTCATGATAATTCTACTATGATTTTATTTTTTAATTAACACTTGAAATCCACACTTCTCACGGGTACCGGGCCAACGGTCTCAGCGTATCGGTTGGGCTGAAGAAAGCTGGTGTTTACAAAGAAAGGACCCTCCTCACCGGGCTTGGACACGGGGGGATAGGACGCCACGAAACAGTTGGGAGCCTGGCACACGGGTGTCTCGTAGTTGCACGCCTTGGTGCTGTACGCTTCGTCGAAATCTGCTGCGGATATCATTTATAGTTTACACATAGTTTTTTTCCTGGAATATATTAAATGTGTGATTCACTTCACCTGAATTCCATCAAGCAGACCCCCACACCCCTGAACACCCTTTTCTTTTCGGACTTCAACCTGAACCTGATCCAGCGTGCGATCCGTCAACAGTTCAAAGATCAGACGGGTGTCGCCATAGATTATCAGAATAGAGATGATGTATTCAGCATCATGCGCGTCGTGTTCATCAATAACGCGGGTAACCATAGCGTGTCCGTGAATGAACAGGTAAAGTTCATGAATGGCCTCGTCATCAAGACTGCGCTGGGGCAGATTAGATCAGGCGTTGCGCAGTTCATGGGATACATGCGTGACATAGATACGATGGCCGTCCCTCCTGATCCTCCCGCCAATACGAGTACGTACGGTAATAAGCTACCCATGAACGATAAGATAGGAGTATAAAGCTTTTGAATGATTATCGAGTAAGATGATGACCCTAAACTATTACAAGTCTGAAACTGAAAAAATATGCAAATCCAAGGGCTGGGATCAGGCCGAGATAGATACGGTATGGCTTTTACTTTCAGAAGAGTTCGGAGAGTTGGCATCGGCCATCAGGCAGTTCAAGAGAACGTACAAGAAGACAAACATGAAAAAGGAACGAGGAATAGACGTGATGATGGAGATGGGAGATGTATTCAGTTACCTGTTCCAACTCGCCCACATGTTGAATGTAGATTTAGACGCCATGTGGGAGGCTCACGGAAAAAAGATGCAACACAAAAAATATATATCACGTTAATATAAATGAGTAAGGATATGCTCAGCGATTCGAACACGATCAACGACTTCAACCCCTACGTGATGGGTGATTTCTCGTTACCAGGCGCGAGTAGACAACCTCAGGCTTTCGACCGACATCCCCTCCCTAGGCAAGAGAGTGATCCGTTCGTGCACAAGGAGAGTCCCATATGCGACTACGGGATAACAGCGGGCTCTAAAACCATAGACATGTGTCGCCCATCCAAACCTAATTGTTCTTTATCTAGACCCCTTGTACCAGGAAGGAATATAGATAGAGGGTTTACCACCACGTTCAAACAGGAGACAAAAAAAGTAATGGAAAAGGTTGCCGAAAAGGCGTGTTCACTTACATTTCCTAAGATGTTACTCATATTTCTGATTCTATTAATCGCATTACGTTAAATAATCTATCGAGGCGTTTTTCATTCGTGCAAAATTCAATCACGTGTGGAAGTGTGTGAAGACAAATACTCCTCACTAATTTTTTTTGCCATTTACATCTGACGTTGATGATAGGAGGTTCGAAGGTGGGATCCACTATTTTGATAGTGTTCATGATACGAAGAAGTGAATAGATGTTATTATTCTCACACAGGAGGTTTTCCAATTGTATGAGAGCCATGACCCTTCTGGTCGTCAGCGTTTTTTCCACCATGGTATCCAAAAATTGTTCGTAGCGCATGGATTCACGAGTCGATTTAATATCAGTCCAACCACCTATGGGTCGCGCGTCGAAGCATTCCGCAAAGTTCACGTAGCCATCGCCCTCGATGTATCTGGTATACTTGAGTTCTACACCCTCTCTCCCAGTGAGAGAGTCTTGAAACGTGTGGGCTTCCTTAAGGAAAGCTGGCATCTGGTTTGTACTCGGTCTTTTTCTCTAAGTGAGCTAAATCTTTTTCTATTTTCTTTTGAATACCTTCGCACGCATGTCTCTCGAGATGAAGACATCTAGGGCAGAAAGACCCATTACAGTAGAGGCAATCGATGGGTATGCCACACTTTTTCTTGCAACGTTGACAAGGCATGGTTGTATATAGAACGTATATTTTAAACCTAAGTGACACGAAGATTTGTATAAACGTCATGCAATCATGTTCCCATCCATCACCAACAACACGTTTTCCTACCTCTTGACTCTCGATGAGTTTCGAAAAGCATTTCCAGAGTCGGTGAGACCATCATGGATAAAACTCACCACCATCACCATGGTGTCATCCTTTTCGAAACCCATAAATATTGAAAAAATTCGCGAGGCGTTTGAAGAATCACCCATCACCTTGCACAAAAATACATTGGATGCGAAGGGAATCACGTGGCGTTTGAAGCCCACAACCTTTTATAATCAAATCACACTCACATATGAAGACTGCTACAGCACCAAGTCCGTGAAGATTTTTCCAAACGGAAGCATTCAGGTGGCTGGATGCAACGATCTCATCAATTGTAAACACGTCATCACCAGCATAGAACACATTCTCAAAAAGTTTGACCCCGAGATTGTTCCCCCAGTGGATTCATTTCGGGTCGTCATGATAAATTCAAACTTCAGTCTGAATTACAATATCAATCTCATGAAGACGACCGAACACTTTGAAAAGTATTCAGATATTTTCAAAGTTTCTTTTGAACCCGACAGATATTCTGCCGTCAAGATAAAGTTTAAGCCAGCCGAGGACATGAAGGAAATTACATCGAGCATATTCAGTACCGGTAAGATCATCATCACCGGTGCAGAAACACTCAAGGAGATTGTCTTTGCCTATAACATCATCAACCATCATATAAATGAATGTCCATCAATCAGGGTATCCAAAGCGGATCAGTCTGAAACATTCGATATCTTTTCAGGGTATAAAATTGTAGATGTAGTCGAGAAGATTAAAGCACTAGGATATTCTTCGTGGTCTCAAACAATCACGAATAGACAGATTTTTTTCTGATTGTAATATAAATGTCTCAGCGTCTCGGTATGGCCGACGGTAGGTGTTTCACCATCAACAACTCTTCCATGTTATACAATGATTTCCTCATGACCCAAAATGGTATTAGGTTCGAAGATAACTATTCCTTTCGCAAACTCCTTCAAGAGAAGGGTCCCGACATGCTCATCAAGACTGAAGATCAAGACCAACCCTGTGGTATGTGCCATTCGACCCTTAATCTCTCCGGTACATACTGAGTGAAAAATAGAAAAATAATTATAACAATAACTATCAGGAATGACAACATGTGCCGTATGTCTCAATGATGTGAGAGAGACTCGTAGTAATGTACCCATCAGGTGCGGACATCTCTTTCATTCACATTGTTTAGACAACTGGAAAAAACAAGGTAAACATACATGTCCTGTTTGTCGTAAAATATTCGATGGATCTAAATACAAAGTTCAATTAATTGTTCACAACATGGAGAGTGAAACATCAAACACACTTCCCGTGGAAAGTAGTTTTGCTTTGGATGTTCTCGATGTATTTTTCGATGTACAGAACCTAACTGATCTAGACAGTCTTCTTTCCGATTTTGGGGTGAGTGTGTCCGACCTTGACGCCCTTGTTCTTGACGCAGAATGAACTACAGTATTTATCGTAGTTGAGTCCAGGATAGTCCCTCGAAATCTTACGAGGATCCTTGATGAGCTTTCCCTTCGCACCGACCATGAGAGGACCACTAGCCCACCCTCTCTTATGACTAAAAAAATCACACTTGAACGTGATTAGTTTTCCAGGCTTCAACTCTTTCGCAGCCCTCTTTATACGCAAGACAGGTACTCCAAAGAAACGAGCGATACTCTCGTGAGTATCTCCCCTCTTCACTTTGTATTCAGTTTTACTATGCTGTTTGTAAAAATGAAAATCTCCTTGACAGAGATAATCACTCTTTTTACATTTGGCGATGAACATCATAATTTTATAAAACCCTGGCTTACACTTTGTACACGCCTTCGTAGCGTACACCTTTTTGGGGTTATCAGCCACCACAGCCCTGTTTAATCTTTGACACGCTGTGTACGGACCACCGGCATTCATGTTCGCTCTCTCACCAGGCTGAGCCTTCCACTGTCTATAATCTTTGAAATCATTCACAGCGTACGCATAGCAATTGTTATTATTTACTCCAACCTTTCCACTCCATCTTTTCATGGTGAATGTCGGTTCCGAACCATTGGTAGGTGGACTTTTCTTCATTATAATACACCAGGAAAAAAAAATGTCCGTATGTATTAAATGATTAAAGAAGTTGCCAAAACGCGCCGCCCGGTTGACGCACTCACCGAGATTCTTCTCTTCGTTCTCGTGATTCTCGTGTCCACATTCGTGCTCCGTTTCACGTGGAACAACTCCCTGGTCAAGCACATCAGTGTACTCAAACCCATCAACACTTTCCTCGACGCCCTCCTCCTCTCCATCTCTCTCGCGGTCATCCGTGGAATTTAAACTTCCTTGTACCCAACAGTCTTTTCGCCGTTGGCATCCACCAGAGTGGGGAAGGCCTCCATGCCACCGCACGCACCTCCATCCTTGTCGCAGTCGACAAAGGTGTGAGCGACACCGTTCTTCTTCATGTGATCCAACTGCTTACGAGTCCATCCACATCCCATGGTGCCGTAGACAGTCCACCCACCCTT